GATTTTAACCAATTAATAAAAAAAATACATAGAGGATTATCAACTAAAAAAAGAAGTCCTGTATGGACAGGTTTTTTTGCAAGTAGCTGGAAAGTGCAGACTATGGGAGTACAAGCTAAAGATGACGCTAGAAAATTTAGTCCTTGGAGAGAAATAAGAAGACAAGAAAGTATTGAATTTTTTAATGGTGCAGGAGGTCAACGACCACGAAATCCAAAAATTGAAATTAGATTTCCTGTTAAAAAAACTTTTAATTATAAAAGACCAGTTTTTATTGGAAATAGAGCTAAACACGCAGTTTACGCACTAGAAGGTGGTAAAGTTCAAGTTTTTGTACAAGGTGAATTAGGAAAATTAATTAAAGAAACAATGAGAGAGAAAAAAGGTAGACTATTTGTAGCATCAAGAACTACAGAAGGATTTGGTTCTACTAAAGGTGGTGTTGGTTACACTGAGTTTTAATTATGACCTTAGTAAACACAAGAGCAGCATTTGAAAAAGCAGTTACAGATGCAGTGGTGGCAGCAGATAATACTGTTTCTGTTGTATATGACAACGTGACTTTTGTAACTCCAGGTAAAGCAAAAAAATATGTTGTAATGAATTTAAATTTCACTCAGGCAACTTTGCAGAATCAGGGAGCATCAACGGATTATTATTCGGGTGTTGTTCAATGCAATGTTTACGTTCCAAAAAGTAAGGGCACTTCTGTTTTGTCTGCTATTAGTGAATCTGTCATTGACGGTCTTACTTCAGTAAATGCTTCTAATTATTCTGATATTTTCAGTGTAAAACCAAGAGTGCAGGACATAAATGGTCCTACAATGCTTGAGATTGAAGATAGAAGTCATTTCGTTGGTGTAATATCTTGCCAATTTTCAGCTAACACCTAGTATAATAGAATAGCATTGTATAATTTATGACTAGAGCAATCGAACTTTTAAAGAATAGTTTTGGTGTAAGCCAGCTATATCAACATGACGTGATAAAAGATGGCAATATTATATTTAGTGTTTATTGGCATCCACTTACCATTGCTGAAAGAGAATCAATACAAAAAAAATCTGTAAGTGAAGATACAAATGAATTTGCTTTACAACTTATGATTACAAAAGCATTGGATAAGAATGGAGATAGACTATTTCAAGATGGAGATAAAGCTTCTTTAAGAAGAGAAGTTGAAGTAAACATTTTGCAAGAAATTCAATTAGCAATGATAGAAGCTGGTCAAACCAGGGAGGTAAAGGAGGCTAAAGCCGAGTTAAAAAGCTAATAATCAATGGAAATTTCTTTTTTCATTAGCTAAAGAATTAGGAAAAACTGTTGATGAACTGTGTAAAACCTTAACTGTTGAAGAAATGATAGGTTGGGCTGCTTACGCAGAAATTGAATACGAAGAACACGAAAAACAAAAAGAACAAGCACAAAGGAATAGTGCTATAAAAGGCAAAAAGCGGTAAGATAGAGAAAATATTGTGGTTCTTTTTTAAAAGTGGCAAATTATGATGTTCAAATAGCTATAGCTGTTAAAGGACAGAAAGAACTACAAAGAACTCGTGTAGAAACTAGACTTTTACAAAGGTCAATAGATAGACTCAATAAAACGGTTGTAAAAGATAGCAAAAAAAGTGTTAAATCATTTGATAGTTTAAGTAAAGAAGTTTCTCGTTCTAAACGAGCTTTTCAATCAGCAGCTATAGGAACTGACGATTATCGCAAAGCAATCCGAAATGTAATTAAAGTCGAAGATCAATACAATAAAGAGTTAACTAAAAAGAATAAAATTTTTGAAATTGAAGAAACGGCATACAAAAAGGGTATTAGTTTTAGTGAAGCAAAAGAACAGGTACTAAGAAAAGAAATAAAGGCAGAAAGAGAATTACACAAACAAAGACTAGCCAAAGGAAGACTAACACCTGCTTTTGGTAGAGGTGCTGCAAGTGCTGTAGGCAGTGGAATTATTGGTGGTGGTTTTCCATTGCTATTTGGTCAAGGACCATTATCTGCTTTAGGTGGTGCAGCAGGTGGTGTAGCTGGTGGTGCATTGTCAGCCATACCAGGCATGGGTCAGTTTGGTTTCGCATTATCTATAGCTGGTACAGCTATTGGTTCGGCTATGGAAGATTTAAGTGAAGCAATGCGTAAGCCAGAAGATAACATTGAAAATTTAATTGGAAAATTAGGGTTAGTTGGAACTCCTACCGAAAAGATGGCTAAAGAATTAGAGAAATTAGGTTTAAAAGGTTCAGCAGCAAAATTAGTTATGGATAAATTTAATGAAAAATTTGGTGATGGACCTAATATTTTAAAAGAAAATACTGAAAAGATGCTTGAATTTAAAAATAAAATAAATGAATTAGGAACAGCTATAACTTTATTTTTAGGCAAAGCTCTAGTTCCATTTATTGACTCAGTAATGAGCGGAATGACGCAAGGAAGTTTATTGAAATCTTTAAAAGCTCAAGAAGGAACAAATTTTGGTAAGGCACAACAGTCTATTGTAAATCAATCTAACAAAGAAGCTGATAGACTATTTAAAACTACAAATCAAGGTAAAGATATTGGTAAAACTCGTAGTCAAATTTTTGATGAAAGATTAACTTTTAACCTTAAAAAAGCAGTTGGCTCACCAGATGCTACTCCAAATTTATTACCTGGAACTCCACAAGGTTCCACAGCAACAGATCCAACTCAAGATTTTATTGATAAGACAAAATTTAATAAAGAAATTTTACCTTTGCAACAAGCCTTAGAGATTGAACAAAAAAGATTAAATACGAGTAGTGAAAAACTAACTCTTATGCAGGAACAATTTGAATTAACTAATTTAGAGAACGAATTAGAACTTTTAAAACTAGATAATAAAGGAACAGAGAATAGTTTACATGATGACACTATAAAAAAATTAGAAGCACAAATTAATTTACAAGAAGCGGTTGTTAGTAATGCAGAAGCACTTGTAGATCCTTTTAGACAAGTTTCTAATATTATTGCTCAAGATATTGGCGATGGTATTAAAGGATTGATAAGAGGAACTGAAACTTTAGGTGGTCTTTTAAATAATGTAGTTAATAAAATGGCAGATGCTTTTTTAAATATTGGTTTATTTGGAAATGCTACTGGTAATTTAACTGAAGGCAGTGGATTGTTAGGAAATCTATTTGGTGGATTACTTGCTAGTGGTGGTCCAGCAAAAGCAGGTAAATCTTACATAGTAGGAGAACAAGGACCAGAACTGTTTACTCCAGGTGTTAGTGGTATGGTATCTCCTAACAGTTCTCTTGGAGGATCAACAAATATTGTCGTAAATGTAGACGCATCTGGTTCATCTGTTGAAGGTGAAGAAGAGGGGTCAGAACAACTTGGTCGTGCCTTTTCAGATGCTATACAATTAGAGTTAGTTAAACAACAAAGACCTGGAGGCTTACTATATAGATAATGGCTGCTTTTCCAACAGATGCACAAGGTAATCAATTTTCACCTAAATATTCTTTTAGTAAAAAAAACGCACCGAAAACTCGTATAGTGTCTTTTGGGGACGGGTTTGAGCAAAGATTAACTTTTGGCATAAATCAAAATCCAAAAACTTTTAATTTAACTTTTGATGTATCAGAAACAGATTCAGATACTATAGAAACATTTTTAGATGCTAGAGGAGTTGACGGAGCAAGTTTTACTTATACTGTTCCTGGCGAATCTTCTATGTCTTTTGTTTGTCTTGAATGGAGGAAAAAAATACCTTATTTAAACAGATCCACTATAACTACAACGTTTAGACAAGTATTTGAACCATAATGCCAATACCTGTATCAGAACTACAAAAAATTAATCCTAGTTCAATAATTGAACTGTTTGAATTAACAACGGTAGCTGCTTTACATGGCTCTGTAACAACACATAGATTTCATTCTGGTACAGATGGAGTTACTACAGGTGTTAACGCATATGATGTTATTCATTGGAACGGTAATACATATCAACGATTACCAATAGAAGCTACAGGTTTTGAATATACTTCTAAACAAAATCCAAGACCAAGTTTAACTGTTAGTAATTTATTTGGAACTATATCTACTATTCTTGCAAATGTTAATACTACAACTGTAGGTAACGACTTGACAGGTGCAACTCTTACAAGAATAAGAACAATGCTTAGATATTTACCAAATGATAATTTTACAGGGAATAATCCCTACGGAACACCTGATAATACACAAGAATTCCCTAGAGAAATTTTTGTGGTTGCTAGAAAATCTCTTGAAAGTAAAAATGTTTGTCAATTTGAATTAGCTACAAGTACTGATGCTGTAGGTGTTAAATTACCTAAAAGAAGATTTTTGCCAGATGAATTTAAGGGTATTGGTAATTTCTTTTAATGCTTTGGCAAGATAAGGCACTATTACACGCAAAAGAAGAAGACCCAAAAGAATGTTGTGGTCTGTTAGTAAATTTTAAAGGTAAACATCTTTATGAAAAATGTAAAAATTTATCAACAACAGCAACAGATCAATTTATCTTAGATCCTGTTGATTGGGCTTTCATTGAAGATAAATATGGCAAAGATAATATTGAAGCTGTTATACATTCACACCCACATACAGAGCCAATACCAAGCCCTGCGGATCATGTATCTGCATCTAGAACAGGTTTGAAATGGTGGATAGTAAATCCAAGAACAGAAACATGGGGCAACTTTATGCCGCAAGAATACAAAGCCAGTTTGATTGGAAGACCGTGGATTTGGAATGTTACAGATTGCTGGTCGCTTGCGAGAGAGTATTATCAAGCGGAATTAAATATAAAACTTAAAGATTATGAAAGGCCAAATAATCCTGATGATTTTATTCATTCACCTTTATTTGAAGAATATTTTGAAGACTGTGGTTTTGTTAATATTGAAGATATAAATGATATACAAAAATATGATCTTATTTTTATGAATGTCTGCGGTAACGGTCTAAATCATGTCGGAGTGTATGTAGGTGATAATCAAATTTTACATCATATGCAGGGAAGGCTATCATGTAAGCAAGACTACACTGGTTGGTTTCGTAAATGTACAGGGAGAGTAGTTAGGTATGCAGACTTGCCTTCGTGAAATCAAAGTTTATGGAGAACTTGCAGATTTTTGTGGCTATAAATCTTTAACAGCAGATGTAAAAACTGCTGCTGATGCTATCAAATGTTTAATCGGAAATAATCCAGAACTTGAACCTCATATGTGTTCAAGATATTACAAAGTTATCGTTGAAGATAATCCTATCACTATTAAAGAATTACATTACCCTGCTGGTCGAACAGCAATAAAAATAATTCCTGTTGTTACTGGTGAAGGTGGTAGAGGTCTTGGATCTATTTTGTTTGGTGCTGCATTAATAGGGCTTTCATTTGTAACATTTGGTACTTCTGCTGCTTTTAGTGGTGTTCAATTTACTGCTGCTGGTATAGCTGGAGGATTTGGTTCTAAAGCCTTACTTTATGTTGGTGCAAGTTTACTTTTAAATGGTGTCTCATCAATGTTAACACCAACACAACCAATAAATAATTCTGAAGCCGATCCAGAAAATAGCTTTGCTTTTAGTTCGCCTATAAACGTTAGTCGTGCAGGTATTCCGATACCTTTAATATATGGTCGTAGAGTGGTTGGATCTGCTGTCATATCAGCAGGTATTGATATCGAGGAAGTAGAAACATGACGAATAAAGAAGTTATTATTATTGGTGCTGGTGGCGGTGGCGGTAGCAAAGGTGGTGGTGGTGGTAGTACACCAACAACCGCAGAGGACTCTTTAGATAGTACAGCTAAAGTAAATATTTTAGATGCTGTTGGTGAAGGAGAGATTGAAGGTTTTGATACTGCTAGAGAAGAAGGACACACCCAAGGTACTGCAACTTATAACACTGCAATGCTCAAAGATATTTTTTTAAATGACACTGCAATATTAAGTAAGACTGCCAATAGTGCTAGTCCATTAACTACAGATTTTAATTTTAATGATATTCAAGTTGATGAAAGGAGGGGTTTAGGTACTCAAACGACTATCAGTGGTTTTGCTTCAACATCGGCTGAAACAAGTGTTGGTCATGTTTTTGATGTTCAAAATGAAACTGCCACTAGAACTTTTACAAATACAGGTGTAAATAGTATCCGAATAACAATTAATATTCCACAGCTACAGAAGTTTGAAGATGATGGAGATATTGTTGGATCGTCCGTAAACTTTTTTATATTTGTTGCTTTTGATGGTGCATCTTTTCCAGCAGAACTTTCAACAAATACAGCAACATTAGATAATGGAAATAAGGCTGATATAACAATTGAAGGTCGCACTGGCAATTTATATCAGAAAGATTTTATTATTCCTTTGGCTTCTTATACTTCAAGTGTCAGTATAAAAATAAAAAGGATTACTGCCTCTGCTGCAACAAAAACTGTAAATAATTTTACCTGGTTTAGTTTTACTGAAATAACAGATGACGCAAATCCTTATAATGACACAGCTTTAGTTGGTCTAAAAGCAAATGCTAGTAGTTTCAGCAGTATTCCAAAACGTACCTTTTTCTTAAGAGGAATTAAAACAAAGATACCAAATTCAAACG